CAACAGCTCCTGAAGGCGCTAAGCCTATATGGCAAAAACACTTAGATGCTTTATTAGATATAAGATCGGAGGTGGCACATGAAAGACTTCAAAGTAACGCTCGGAGCATATGCTAGTGGCGTAATTGTGTGGACAGTTTTGATCTGCACAGCAGCATTAATGGTTGCAAATATTGTAACTATATATAATATATACCAAATAATAGATTCGATGTGGGCGGAGATTGAGCAGGTGAAGGAGACAAATATTTCACTGTACCATTTTATAGAGGCACATAGAGATGACTTTAATTAAGGAAAACACAAAGGTGAGAACAGAGATTCCTAATAGGATGATGAGTGCAACTTTCGCTCTACCAATAGATGGTAGAAAGGTTATCGGTATTGTAAATTATATACCTGACAAAACCGGATTAGTTCCTCTCGCTTTTTGGATGAAACTCAAACCAACAGACTCTTATTTAGATAGAGAACTGAGAGCTTCTGGAAAACTAATTTCTAGATGCCTGCAACACGGTGAATCTTTAAAAGATTTAGTCGATACATTATCTCAAGATAATATCATTGGTCAGATGGCTAACTATTTATACAAGAATATGGAAGATATTATTCTTGGTAAAGATATAAACAAAAAACAACGTATGTTATCAACTGATCCATATGATATGAAAGAATAATGGATCACATTAAGTACGCCAAAAATGTTTTAGATTCTGAAAGATTTAGAGACCTAAAAGATTTATGTACTAATCATGTTAAGGAAATACCCATATATAATTTTTGTAGGAAAGAACAAGAGTCTTCTAATTTTTTAGAAGAAATAATTAGACACCTTATTGGTCGAGACCATCATGTAGAGTATTGGGTGCGTGATACTTTAGGACACACTCTTTTTCATGTAGATGGAAACGAGCTTCAACAAAAATTTGACTATATTAAATATAAAGGTTTTGATCCCGATCAAAAAATTGAGTTCCCTTTAAACACTCATATATTATATGTTAATATTGATCCTAGAATGGAGGGAGGAAAATTGTATATTCTTCCAAACAACAAATACGTACAGGGTAGATCTATTTTAGATACGGACTATACTCCATTAGAGGGCACTCAAATGATTGAGGTGCAGCCTAAAGAAAATGATATGGTTTTATGGGCGGACCAATTATATCATTCAACAGGGAAAGTTCATAATCGAAAAGTTGTAAAACATAGAATTTCCTTTATGTTTTCTTCATGGGGTTTTGTTCCTGAAATATATAAAACCCACGAGCACTGGAGTAATTATGATCCAGATTTTATAGCGGGAACCCAACACACACCAAAACCTATGGAGTTTAATTTAAATGGATGAATTTGAGATAGAATGGATACCTGAGGACACTGGAGCACCATATACAGAAATAGATATGGCTAAACCAGAGATATCGGAAATCCCCTCCCATCTTATTGATAAAATTTGCAAAAAGAAATTTGGTCATATAAATTGGGCTAGAATGAGTCAAATAGGACCTGATGATTTAAAAGGAAACCCAGGGGAGATTGACTATCCCAACGGTATAATATATTTTAAGCACAAGAATTTTATATAGGATGTATTATGACCCTTCCAGGGAGTGGAACACTAGATTATAACTCAATCAGAGCGGAATTTGGATCACCTTCTTCTAACGTATATTTAAATTTATATTATAGGGGAGGACCATACACATATGCTGTTCCAGCAAACTCTAATATAACTACAAGTTCATCAGGCCAACTTTCTGTAAGTAATTTTTATGGAGCAAAAAACAAAACTGATTATTTTCAATTTGGTGGTGGGACTTACGACAGTGGAGGTAAGTCTCCAATTACGTATTATGGTGTAGGTGGTCCTAGTTTACCCAGCGCTGGACCCGATGCTTCTGGATTAATAGGTAGTGGCACCTATACGTTTTCAAAGTATTATTCTGGAGGTAATTTCTTTAGTGCGCAATCTCCAACTGGGTATCACGACACCAATTGGGTTGCTAGATATAGCTATATATATAATTCCAGTGGTAGTCTCGTAGCTACTTGGAACACTTCTGGTACGCCAGCCCCTGTAAGGGCATACCCGGACACAGGAACACTTGGATATAATTTACTTTTGGATTCATTAGGCAATATAGGTCAGCCAGCTCCTACACCAGTATTTGCCGCTGCTGATTGGCCGGATTTAGGTGGTTATTTTGTAGTAAAGGCATTTTAAATGGATCTCTCGGAATTTGATAAAACATTAAATTATCTACCGGAAAAAGTTAAACACTTTGACGAGGAAGCTAAAGAAGATAAGCTTGCTAATGAAGTGGAAATAACTTGGAAGCATAAATATCTTCCCATTTCTGAATTAAAGTATCATATAAGAGAAGGACACGAGCTGTGGGACGAAATGGTAGCAGCTAGAGAACAAGAAATATTAGAGATTTGGATGAAAGAATTGAAATATGACTCTGTTTATTTCAAAGTTATAGATAAAAAAATAATTGAAAAAGGAAAAGTAGACAAAGAAGCACATATACAGGATTGGTTAAAACCAAATGAAACAAATGTTCTTGATCCAACGGAAGTGGAGGAAATATGATTTTTAGTGTACCATTTGATGTTTTAAATATTTCAAACAAACTACAAATATCAATTAGCCAAAATACAAGGGTTGGCCAAAAAATTAAAAGAGAAAACGCTAATGAGTTTATAAAAGACGCAAGCGGAACCCCTCTTATAAAGACACATCCTGACCATAATTTTTTAATTGAACTTAATACTAATTATTGTTTATTCAACGGCCACATAAAAGTTAGATACACTTGGGATGAAAACAGTCCCGCGTTTCAAGATGAACATAAAAATATTTATAGAAATATTCTTGCTGAAAATCATAAATCTTTAGCAACTACTTTTGATGAGAACGATTATGCGCATGGAGAGGGCTTTATGGAACACCAAATAAAGCATCAATATAGATATATGGACTGGCATACGCCGGCTCTTCATTATGAACCTTATAGTACAACTGGTGAAGTAGAAATTATGAAAGATAACACAGTTTTATTGTGTCCAATGCAACACCAAGACGGTTGGACATATGAACACATAGATATTAACCCAAGACAATCTATTGAAAGTATAAAACAAGGAAGTGAAACATATATTGTATTTGGAGAGCGTTGTTCTACAGGGGGGAAAAATATAGAAAAACATAGCACTAAAAAACAAACAAGTTCAAAGTTAATAATAACAAACGAATCACCAAGTGTTTGTACATTAGTGCGCATCCATAGATGACCGAGATAATTCCTCAAAAATACGACAGACTTTACCTGACAATTACTTATCTTTTATTTTCAGGTCTTACTTTAGCAACTGTACCCTTTTATATGCTGGCGTTAGATTGGCGCTTATTGGTTAGTTATGCAATAGCAGTGATTGTTGGGACGCTGGGTACTAACGTTGGCTATCATCGTTTATTTACACACAAAGCTTTTAGAACATCTAAGTTTTGGTATAACTTTCTTGCCTTCTTTGGAGTGTATGGAACAGTTTCCGGTCCGCTTGGTTGGGTAGCAACACATTTACATCATCACAGGCACCTGGGTACTGATATGGACCCACATACACCATGGACTGAGGAAAGTAGGTTCAAAGGCTTTCTTAGAACGTGGTTACCTTTATGGATGAATATCCCCGAACCAGATCTTAAATTGCTCGTAGGTGTACGACATCTATTAGCAAACAAATTTATTATGTTCTTGCATAAGTGGGCGCCAATCCAGGTCTACGGAACGGGGACCGCGGTTTGGTACTTCTTTGGGTTTGATTGGTTCTTATTTTTATATTGTTTCCCAATTACGTACAGTTTATTCAGCCAGTTTTGTGTGAACTGGTTTCATTATGATATTGAATGGGTACATAAAAATAGAGGTTGGATTAATGTTGCAATTGGTGGAGAAGGAAACCATAAAGAACATCACCAGTCCCCAAGAGATTATTCGAAAGACTATCCTATAAAATATTTCATTGATTGGATCAAAACTTGACCTGGTACCAAAAGTTTCCTCAATACTATATTTCTATTTGTTATATTGTTAGTGTTGTTCTTTTTAGTATTTACGTCTGGAGTTATCTTGACGCCAGATTAATTATTACTTGGGCCGTGCTCCAGTTTCTTGGTATGTTTGGAATTAATATGGCTTATCATCACCTGGTGTGCCACAAATCATACACAACTAATGCTGTCTGGAAAGCGATCCTAACGTACATCGGTGGTATAGCAACTCAGTCGAGCCCAAACGATTGGGCTTTGGTGCATCTTACGCACCATAGATACACTGACACGGAACGCGACCCACATACACCGAACTTGTCTGGGAACAAAGTGATGGGCGTACTGCGCGCGGCGCTTCCTGTGTTCATGACAATTCGCATCGATGATATGAAAGTGAACCTAATGGCGAAGAAGTCTTTCGAGGACCCTATCTTTAGATTCTTTGATTATACCCATATGATCTGGTTCCACGCAACGTGGATCGCGGTTTATTATCTATTTGGCTTTGATTGGTTGATGATTGGCTTTGTTTTTCCTCTTGCCCTAGCTCATATAGGAGAGACGGTTATTAACTGTTTCCATTTTAATATGGATTCCGTTAGGAAAAATGCCTGGTTTTGGAACATTCTTATCGTTGGAGCAGGCTACCATGCTAAGCATCATGATACCCCAAGAGATTACACAACGGACTGGCCAGTGAGCAAAATAATTGATATAATAAAAACATGAGTTTAGAGAAATCTATAACGCGCTTAACAGGACATAAATATCCATACGTAGGTAGTTTAAATATTGTTGATACTGATAAAAAATACATTAAAGAGTTAGAAAGACAAATGGAAGGTTATTTAGATTATTGGCGAATGACCACCCATGAAATAAAAGAGGTAATATGGCCAGAAATAATAAAACTAAGAAGAGAGAATCGCGAAATGCGAGTCGAACTTGCTATGTTAAAGAAAGCAATTCAAAAAGCACAAAGAATGACCAACCAAAGACTGGAGTAAAAGAGAAAACTTTTGATGAACATTGGGCATACGAAAATGACCTATGGTCATTGTCAATGGCTGAGAGTTTCAGACAGCGCGATGAAAGAGAAGAAAAAAGACACAAAATATGGCTTGACCATTGGAGTGAAGTTTTTAGAAAAATGAGATGAAGAAGGTAGAAAAATATGTATATCCAAAAAGCTCCCGCGAGAAGATTAACGGGCTGCGACACTATAACATTGATGGGTCAACAAGCAAGTTGCCATCGGTTACTACTGTCCTTGGCCAAACGAAGGCTAAGCGAGATCGAGAAGCCCTCGAAGCATGGAAAAAGAAAGTAGGCGACGCCGAAGCTGAGCGAATAAAGAACGAAGCAGCTGCGCGCGGCACTGCCATGCATAAGTATTTGGAGAACCTGATGCGCGGTACGCGGACCGCGGACCTTACGAAGGCCGGCCAACAGGCACAGAAGATGGCTGAGATAATCGTGGAACGCGGATTGAATGACTGTTCAGAGATTTATGGCATAGAGGCTGTCCTATATTACCCTGGATTGTATGCGGGTAGTTGTGACTTAGTTGCAACACACTGTGATAAATTAGCCATAGTTGATTTTAAGCAGACTAATAAGCCCAAGCAAAGAGAATGGATCGAGGACTACTTCCTGCAGATGGCGGCGTATGGTATGGCCCACGATGCTGTATATGATACAGTAATAGAAAAAGGAGTCATTATGATGTGTTCTAAGGATGGCTATTACCAACAATTTGTGATAGAAGGGAGAGAATTTCGAGACGCCAAACACAAGTTTCTTAAGCGATTAGATATATATTATGGGGGATAATCGTGTTTTACATATTAGCAATACTCCTCTACTTTGGAGTAGAGGAACCGCATTATTCGGTCTATCAGGGCCTGGCATTCTCAACTATGGAGAACTGTCAACAATACCTAGAGAAGTACAAGCCAGACATGAGCCACGGTCTGTGGGACACCCACAAAGAAGCGGAGATAGAAGGAGAGATCTACAAGCTTAGACGGTTTGGTATACAGTGTGTCTCGGAGACTCCTCCACCCAGCTGGAAAGAGGTATAATTTATAATTCTAACCTATATATAGGGCATATATAATTGAGAAAAAAAAAAAAAAAAATAAACCTGTAATCTGCTGTCCTACTGTCCTATTAGTGTTTAATTAATAAAAACAAATACTTATTTCATTTTCTTTACTGTCAATCTGATGTCATTTACTGTCAAATTTAGATTTTATTAATCTATTTCAATGTTTTACTATGGACAGCTAATATATGTTATCAACTTGACCACCGCGAAAGGTATAAAAGCTACTTTTTTAAAAAAAAGATAAAAAATATATTCCCTATATATAGAAGAAAAGGTATTTTGGGAACAATGAAGAGAAAATCTGTCAAAAAGGGCACCCCACAAATAGTAGAAAGAGTATCAAAAGAACTACCAACAAGCGTTAAGATTGGGTATAGGGACATTGAGATAGAGTATGTAAATCCTGATTTCAAAACTGATAATTTAACTGATTGTTATGGTGAGTATCGTGCGCGCGAGGGTAAAATACTCATACAGCACGACCTATGTGGTCAAGAAACCAGTAATGTGTTGACCCATGAAATTTTACACGCCATTACTTATGCAGCTGGGCTTAACCAAGCTGACTCGCCTTTAAAAGAAGATGATAAAGAAGAGATAGTAGTTAACCAGATGGCAAACTATTTAATGGGAATGTTTAGAGACAACCCATGGTTCCTGGACTTCATAAAAAACAATATGAATAGAAATAAAGATAGTGTATAAATAATTAGATTTTCCGGGGGGAGCATGAAAAATCTTTTAATTATATGTGTAGTAACTATCTCTATGCTAATTGGTTTTGGTATGTTGATGGACTCTGCTATGTCAGCAAACGACGTCAATGATGCAGGCGCAACAGACAACACACAAACTAATGAATCAGGATCAAATACTGCCATCACGGGTGGATATTCAAGTAGCTCAGTTACAGAATATCAGGATGGGTCCACTTCTAGTACCACAACAAACAACGAAACTACAAATAATGCATATACTGGAGATTCTAGAGTAGTACCATCTGCTTCAGCTCCTGCTATATCTTCGATGAGCCAAGATTTGTGCACTACTGGAGTATCTGGAGGAATACAGAAGTTTGGACTTGGTGCAAGCATTGGTATTACTAAGAGGGATATGAATTGTGAAAGAATGAAGCTTTCAAAGCTACTTTTCGACTACAACATGAAGGTAGCCGCTGTATCTATACTTTGTCAAGACCATCGCGTTTTCCAAAGCATGATGCACGCCGGAACTCCTTGCCCATTTTTGGGTAAAATTGGGGATTCCGCCCTAGAAGAATGGGAAAAATATGACAAACAAAGACCAGACTATGAGGAGTATGTAGCAGCACTTAGATATATGCAACAGGTAGATGACCAAATTATTGAAGAGTTAGAGGGGAATCCAAATGCGCAAGTTATTTTTGATGGCAGTGGTAACGTCATTAATCTCAACAATTAGTTTTGCAGACACTGTAATTATAGAAGAAGATATTCCTAATCCAGGAGACACTACAACACACACCACTTACACAACGGGCAGTACAGCAGTTACAGACAATCTAGTTAGTCAGGATTGGATTGATGGAAGCTGGACAGGGTCTATGTTCCCAGACAGTTCTGATATCAATGAATCTATATATCTCACTGGCAAAGACGGAAAGTATGCAGAAACTGTAATTAATTCAGAAGGCATATTAACAGAGAACGAATTAAAAGAAGGCCTCTCTTCTATTTTTAAAGCAGACATCAGATGGTGGAATCAGTGGGAATCTACCGTTACTATGACACAGACAGCTACTGATACAAACGGATCTACAACACAAATATTATTACTAGAAGATACAACCAATCATAACTATCAATTTAATAATTATCAAAACACTCTTGTTATTGCTCCAGACGAGGAGAATACTCACGGCACACTAACAGCGCGATTTGATTTCGACGTAGAAGAAGCAGCTGGAAACTGGAATGGAGGCCACAGCGGAGTCGATGTGGTGCGCCCCGAAGTTATTATAAATTATTTAGCACTAACAGAGCAGAGCGTTTCTACTGTTGTGTTTTGCTACCAGAAGACACCACCTACGTGTCCGGCCCAGGAGGAGATAGCAGACGTTGCAGAGACTATTGATGAGATTTTTGAAGGAGAGATTTTTGAAGAGGACTACTCTTATGAAGACACCTATATCAATACAGAATATATCGAATATGAATATGATTGGAATGATGATTACTTCTATGAGGAAGAAGAATACTTCGAAGAAGAGACAGCCTATTATTTGACGGATGACTTTTTTTTTGAAACTGAGTACTACGACGACACCTACTATGATGAATACGAATATGACTACGAACCTGATCTTGTTGAGTATGACACAGAGATTGAATTGGAAGAATTTGATTATGAACCTAACGAAGACTATTACGAGGAAGAGAATTCATTAGCCTTTGATGATATGCCGGCTATGGAGGAGTACTTTGAAGAATATTTTGAAGAGAAACCAGAATTAGTTGAAGAATTTAAAGAGGAGTATATAGTGGAAGAGGAGGCTATGGAGGAAGAGCCTGAAGTTGAGGTTGCCATGGCTGAAGAAGTAATGGAGGAGCCCGATGAGGTTGAAGAACAACCCAGTAGCGAAAGCGTTGTTGCAGACGAGCCGGAGGAGACAACAGATGTTGCCGAACAGGAAGAACCACTTAACGAGACCACACCTGAAGAAGGATCTTCAAGTGGAGATGTCGGACCAGGAGAAGTTGTTGAAGACGTTCAAACCGTAGAAGAAAAACCAAAGGTAGATCTAGACATTAAGATCGCTACTATAGAGAAAGTTATACAAAGTAAAATTAGCAATGAAATGCAACGGGTAAGTATGACCTTAGACGTAGTTAATGAGCTTATTTCCCGTGAAATGATTGCAACTCAACCAGATATGTCCTCATATTTTAATATGAACGCAGCTCTATTTGATACCAGACAATTACCTGGTGGAGATCCTGCCTTTTTTATGATGCAAGCTAGTCTAGACAGCTATAGTAAAACTATTTATAATACGCAGGCAAATCTAGCCGGTACTGATCCTGTTGTTCAGTATCAGATTAAACTTAACGAAGCTCGCTCAGTTACTGATGCAGCTTATATTAAATTAAAAGGATTATTAGATGCCAGATCTAATTAATAAGCTCAGCACCTATGCAGCACTTATTGGTGTTATTGGTGCCATTGGTGGTGGTTTTTATGCCTGGGGAGAATTCAACACAAGACTTAGTGCAGTTGAAGGTGTTACATATGAAACAACAGACCTATCAGGAATTACTGATGATATAAAAGAACTAAATGAAAAGCTAAACAGTAATGTTCAGGAACTAACTTCAATACAGAACGAGAATTTTATAGAGCTGCTAGACATGCAGGCGGTTGACCATAATAACTTAGTGGACTTAATAAGATCAGTAGAAGCAGCACTTGAAACACTTAAAGGTGATATTGCAATCAACGGTGCAGCAATTGATTTTAATTCTGCAAAGATAAACGAATTAAAGGCGGAAGCTGCTAATCCGTTACTAAACTAATGAAGCTCTCTGAAGCGACGAACATCAGCATGCCGGCCAAAAACCTTTTGGCCATATTATTCGCCGTCGGGATAGGAACTATGTCATATTTCGGGGTGATTGAGCGCTTAAATAAAATTGAGACAACTCAACAACTCATGCAACAGGACATGAAAGCAGCAAACGAATTTATTTCTGGTGTCCCCAAGGGAACCATGGTAAGCCCACAGATAAATGAGCTCTACATGTTGGTGGAATGGCTTAGCACTACACAAGAAGAATTACGTACCTTTGTAAACACTGAGCTACCCGCAGTTCAAAGTGGTGTATCTAAAAATGATATGACCATTTCTTTTATTGAAGAGAGACTAATTGATGTGGAGCAACTTTTGGATAAACTTAGATCGAACGGAGTATCACACTAATGATAACTGAAACATTATTCGCTGTATTATTAATTTTAAACGGAAATTTGATAGAATCCGTCCCTACCTCGGGGATGGCAGAGTGTTTGAAGACCAAGCGCACAGCTATGCAAAATATTGGCCCTGATCAAGAAGGGGTATACATGAAATGTTTGTTAGTTGAAGCTGACACAGAAATATACATGGGAAGAAAAAGAATAAAGAAAATATATACAGAAGATATTCTCGGTGAAACTAACTGAGTTTAGGATCTATATAGCCTTATTTATATTGACGATGCTATATATGTGGTCTACTACTTTCTAAATGGACTTAGTAGGTTTCGGACTTACTGTACATGACAGCTCAGTTGCTGCATATAAAAATGGTAAGTACTTATACAGGAAAGCAGAGAGACAATTTAATTCTAAACATGCCCACGGTGATATTGTTTGGGCTAATTCTGTTTTAGATGAATGGGACATAGATAATTTTGAATTAGCGATTTCAACATGGGTAGACACAGATGATTTTGTGTTTAATAAAAATAATGTGTCTTACTTAGACCATCACTACACCCATCAATTATCAACTAGTGTTAAAAAAGAAAATAATTTAGTTTTAGATGGTTATGCGGAAGCGGGGGGAGCACCTTATTTTGGCTTAGTAAATCAAACTAGAATTAATGAACTATCACCAGCACATCTATTAAACTGTTGTGTCAGAGCAAAACAATTTGATGGAGAGCAAAACATTAGACATTTTACGTATGTTAATGGATGGTTTAATGATCTTCTTAAATCAAAAGACAAGATGTCTCACGAAGACTGGAAAGCATTAGTGAGTTATATTGACATGCCTGGCAAGATGATGGGTCTGCAGGCATATGGCAAAACAAACAAAGACAAATTAATTGGGTGGACAAAATTAAAACAGTTTAGATCACGTTTGATTATGGCTACATTAGTAAACACACTTAAACCAGACATAACAAAAGATTTAATAACAACAGTTCATTCCTTTGGAGAACATTATGTACAACAATTTGCTCTTGGTATGCAGGAGTTTACTTATTCTGGTGGCCTAGCACAAAACGTTGTCTGGAACCGAGCTTTAATAGACGCTGGTAAAAAACCACATATAGATCCTTGGGCGTATGATGGTGGTTGTTCTATAGGTGCACTAAACTATTTATTAGATATGCATGATATAGAACGGTACGCAGATTGGGTACAAGACGATGAAGCACCTGATGATGAGCCGGACGGTGGGACTTTGTCAATCGTGGCGGAGTTAATTGGAAAGAATAAAGTTGTTGGTTGGTATCAAGGTAATGGAGAGGTGGGCCCTCGTGCGCTGGGAAGGCGCAGCATACTGTTCAACCCCGCTAATGAAAAAGCAAAAGACAAAGTTAATAAAATAAAACAAAGAGAATGGTGGAGACCTTTTGGAGCCAGTGTATTAGAAGAGAAAGCATCCAAGTTTTTTGATTTATCAAAAAGCAGACACATGTTGTTTAATTCTAAAGTTTTATATCCTGGCATACCTGGAGTGACACACATTGATGGTACCTGTAGACACCAGACAGTTCCAGACGAGGATACTCCAATGTATTGGTTTTTAACTTATTTAGAATTAGAAACTGGTTTACCTATTATTCTTAACACTTCCTTAAATGCTAAAGGCAAACCCCTCTGTTCTACAATAGAACAAGCAATAGACTTATTTAAAAATACCGAGATGGACGCTTTATGCGTTGGGAATACACTGTACCAAAAATGATTACTTGTATTGTTAATCCTTCTCGCTGTGGTTCTACTTTACTATTACATATACTAGACAAATATTTTCGTATGAGTAGAACACCTAACTATTCTATGGAGTATGAAATTATTGATGAAAAAGTTGGAGCTGAAGTGCTAAAACAAAAATCAGGGGCAAATTTTTTATTTAAATACCAGTTTTTGTTTACAATACAGCCCCTCCTCGGGGCAGATAAATATATAGTGTTAGACAGAAAAGATAAAGATGCTTGGATATATTCCTCTTTTATGTCTTTCATGCACCATAACCCACATGGAAAACTAGAGAATAAAGAATATGAATTTGATGAGGTTGTATTTAATCATCATAAAGACCACATGTTTAGGCTGTTACCTATTTGGGAGAAAGAAAAATCAAGATTAATCGATCAAGGTGCCGTTAGTCTGTGGTACGAAGATATAAAGGATAAAAGCGCAGCTGATATTTTACAAATGTGTGGTTATCCTGGGGCAGCACCTTTTGACAAAGACGACCTGTATTTTAGAGGCATAAAACTAGAAAAAGTTTGGTCTTGTAAAAGAGAGTAAATTTACTTATACTTACCTATATGGGATTACCCAAACAATTATCAGAACAACAGAAGAAGTTCTCGGAGTTACTAGTTTATAATGAAGGACGTAAGACACCTACTGAATGTGCTTTGGAAGCAGGGTATGCTGAAGGCTCAGCACATGTTAGGGCTTCAGAACTCAGAAACCCCAACAAATATCCTCTCGTCGTTAAGTACATCGGAGAAATCCGAACTGAAATACAAAAGAAATATGAAGTTACTTTTGAGAAACACGTCACAGAACTCGGTCGTATACGCGAGCAAGCTTTGGCAAAAGGAGCTTTCTCAGCAGCTGCAAATGCGGAAGTCGCTAGAGGAAAAGCAGCGGGACTCTATATAGAGCAGAAGATGGTTCTAACTGGTAAGTTAGAAGATTTGTCAGTGGAACAATTAGAGGCTAAGATGAAGAAAATTTATGAAGACAATCGAGTTTTAATTGAAGGAGAGTATCAGGAGATTAAGTCTAATGCTAATGGACGAGTACAAAAATGATACTGTGATTAAGGAAGATATACTTGATAAATGCCCTTATTGCGCTGTGACGACCTGGAAAGTATATGTGCACGGTCATGCTCAGTGTAGTAAATGTGGAAAGAATATAGACGAATGCTGTCAAGGCGAATTATTTAGTGGCTAGAAAATGGAAGTCAGATTTTCATGAGGCTGTTATGCATGGGACTAGTATTGGTAGGAACCCAAAAATGAGTTCAATGAACAAACAAAAAAGAAGAAGTTATAAAAAATATAGAGGTCAAGGAAGGAATAGATAATGTATCAGTTTAAAGATCAGGAGACACAGGCCCCTGTTTACATAGTTAAACACGGTTTAGTTGATGAAGGGTGTGATGCAATTATACAAGGTTTAAAAGATAAGACCGACGAGGCCTCCCACCAGGAAGTAGATAAGGAAGGCAAAGCATATCTTACAACAAAAGACACGGGGATTAGAAACTCTACTGTCCATTGGTTTATGGATCTTGAGTTGAAGAGGAATTTAGATAACTGGGTTAAAGTTGCTAATTATCAAGCAGGTTGGCAATATGACATAGTAGATAGTGAGATGTTACAGTTTACCAAGTATGATGGTGCAGATAAACAACATTATAGTTGGCACACCGACGGGCAAGGCTGTCATTTTGCTAGAAGAAATTTTACTTATGAGGAGACTCCACAAAGTCTTGTAGACATACGCCAACCTAATTTAGTAGGAACTGTAAGAAAGATTAGTCTTTCAGCTGTGCTTAATGATGATTATAAAGGAGGAGAGTTTGAGACTATGCATTTAGATCAAGGTAAGCCAGTAATAAAAACTATTAAACCTGAGAAAGGGAGTATAATACTTTTCCCTTCTTCTTTATATCATAGGGTTAAGCCTGTAACTAAAGGTATTAGATATTCTGTAGTAGCTTGGTATGGAGGGCCACCATTTAAATGATCAGTACACATTGGTATAATACCAAAAAATTAATTACAGTTTTAGAGAGATTTTGTGAATCTGAAGAGGGCGGTGATGCTCGCGTTCAAATGATTTTACCTGAAGGTAGAAACCCATTACAAAAAGAATTCAATATTAAAGAGATAAAACTTATAGAAAACAAGCTCGTTGGTCCGGCTTATGAGAAGTACAGATTGATGATTCTTGTTGAATAATGAGGTGGAATTTTAACCCACCAATCTGGAAAATAGACGTTGCAATTATCATTTTATTAATATTACTTTTACTGTGAAAGAAGAATCAAAACTCTGGCAAAAAGTTAAGAAAAATACGCCTAATATTACGTGGACACGCGTTGAATCTTGGGCATCTTTTGGCTTTCCTGATCTAGTTGGATACACTGAAAAGAGGGGATTCTTTACAGTTGAGCTGAAAGTAACAAAAAGTAAAAAGGTAACCTTCTCACCACACCAAATAGCCTTTCATTTGACCCACCCCACGAATACTTACATCCTTATCGGGGCCCACGATCAGAGGTCCGCGAAACTTTATCCGGGGTCCGCGATCCGCGGGCTTGTGGACCTCGGGCTTGAGGCCCCCGGTGCTTGTGAGCTTGATGATTTAAAGAGGCTTGAACGCTTGCTAGCTTGAGCGCCTGCGCGCTTGCGCCTGAGCCCTTGCTCTTGGGTCGGGGAACACTGCTTCTTCATGCGTCCGTCAGCGTCCCCGTTAATGCTTTCCATAAGCTATATTTTTAATTGATTTGTCCCAACAGTTCCGGCATTTCTTGCACTCGTTGCCCTGATCGGGGGCCGGGCATGTGCTGCCAGCTGTAACTACTGTTGATGTCAGGGGCCAGCTACCAGGGGCCGGGCCGTCAACCTTCGTTGCGCTTAGACGTATAGTCAGGTTGCGCGGTACGCGGTCCGCTGGTATCTTAGAAAGGAGCCCGGCTTCCCTTGTGGGCAGCCAGTGCGCCACGCCCGGCGTTAGCCTGCAGACGCGGAATATTTTCAATATGTGTTTAATAGACTTTAGGTCTCCGGAGTCATGCCAACGAAACCAGCGCGGCTCGCGGGCCTCGACGTCTTCAGCCATTACGAGCTGCCAACGTGGCTTGTTGATTGAAGCCAGTCGACGGTGCATCGCTGCTTTAACATTTGGAAACCTGTAACGGCCTTTGAGAGCATAACAGCCATGACACACGCTGCCCGGCACCTTCGCGAGCTTCGAGCCCACGTTGCACTCGGTGGCTGGCAGGTTGTAAGAGTATCCTGGCATCTTGGAGGGCGAGCTAAGCCCGCCTGTGACCTTCTTTCTTTCTTGTATATTCATATATGGGATAATAATTTACTCTTCTAGCTTGTCAAGATTTATTTCAAAGTCCTCGCTTGCGGCCCGCGCTTCGCGGTCCTGAGCTTGTGACCTTAGAATTATATTTTCCTCTTCAACGGCGCGGACCTGCGCGAGCAGGTCCAGCAGCCAGTTACTATCTATCCGGAGCTTCAAGAGTCCAGCTTCCAGAGAATGTCAGTGGCATAGACCGATCCGATCTCGTCGAACATGCCAACCTCCGACGCCTTCAGGTCCACCAGCAGGGTCTGCTTAGAACCGCGGCCCTGGCGTCCGCTCTCCACAGCTGTGGCGCTGCAGGTGCCCAGTCCGTTATCCACGAGCAGTTTGTCGCCCTTCTTAATTTCCTGGATGTCTCCGCCGTATATTCTTTGTCCTTGTATAGCCATATTATTTCCTTTCATTGTTGTTATCATGTTATCCCATATTCACGTATCGATGTCAAATCTTTTTTT